ATTGGTTAAGAACTTTGATGATGTGCTTCCTGATAAAAATCCGGTTGTATCATAACCAAAATTTCCTAATATTATTTTAAGAGCATCTGTATGTTTTACATATCCATTAAAAATAGTATATTGACTAGAGTCAGCTTCTGTACCTATTGGAATAGGTGTACCTCCTGACAATGCTGAACCTTCAATGGTAAAGCGAATCTTCAAGTATCTTAAAGTATTATCATTTAATGAAAACTTATCTATCAAATGCAAAGGGACTTCTATTCCATCACTAGCAGGAACTCCTTTAAATTCTGATTCACTTGAACCTAAGTTATCAGGACTTACAAAGCTTTCCAATATAGACCTTACATTAAATATTCCTACTCCTACGTTATTTGGTGTTGTTTTAAAAGTTCCAACTAAATCAGTTGATGTTGCCAAGTTAATGTCTGAAGTAGAGATATGAATGGTCGCTACAAATTTAACGTTAAAATTAGCACCAACTACTGTGTTATCTTTTAACGTAAATATTAAATCTTGTCCTACAGGTGCGGTATCCCTTCCTCTTCCATATAAAGGTTTCTGTCCTATTGTTAATGCCATTATTTTACTGTTGTTAAACTGTTAATTATATCTTCCTTGACGCTTCCTAATAAGTCTTTTCCAAACTGCTTTAATCCAAGTCCTAAAGGTTTTTGAAAGAAGCTTATTCCTTGTATTCCTTTTCGTCCTATACTTCTTGCAATTAAGAATGTTATTGTCTTACGCTTCATAAACTTTCCGCTTGCATCTCTTGGAGCTATTCCTTTTCTAACTACCCATTTATCTAAAGCCTTGCTAGGTGGTTGTGAGTGTCCTTTTGAGTTCTTATAACTGTATGGACTCTTTATGACTTTACCTTTATAGTCTTTAAACGTTCTCTTTGTCTTAGTTCCTGAAACTCCTTTATCTACATACTGACCATAACTAGACATAAAGAATTGAACTGTAAAACCATCAGCATCTTCGATGACTTTAAAACTAATAGATTCCTCAAGCTTACCTCCTTTACCTGCTTTCTGTAAGTTACCCTTAGACCTATTGACAACTTGCTTACCAAAGCTCTCTAAATATCTTTCTATGTTTTCAGTATTCATAAATCAAATTTAATTTTCCAACCTTTCCAACTTAACTGTATTGTAATATATCCAATCTTCCATTTCATTATTGTCCTATAAGATTATCAGCTACAGGAGCATCACAAGTATCAAAGCTATTCTCTACAATTATTGTCATCTGAAACACCCACCCTGTAAGTAAATTATCAAATCTTTCTGTAAATGGTTCTAAAGTATAATCCCCTTCTGTAAAATAAACGGGAGCATTTATATCTAATGTTGCTTGTGCTTGCCATTTACTATTCCTGAATATGCTTATAATGTCAATACTCGTTTGGAGTGTATCATTAAAGACATCAATTTCATTACTTAGGTTTTTAGAGCCTACAATTAAGTCAGGAGTCCAATCTGCTTTTTCTGAAACTAAGTCGCAGACAAAGATTTGGAAGTTATAGTTTAATTGATTAGAGCCTGTAGTTACTGAAGTTGGATTGAGGTGCATCAGTGGAAATATCTCCTCCTTTTCAAGATTTATGTCAAAAATATCTCCGACAGAAGTTGTATTAATAAAGTAATGATTATCTCCTAGTTTTTTAAGAGTTTCAATTACATTTAGATAAGTCTTATTTTTAACCATTGCGCTTTACTTTGTTTTGTGAGTTTAAATCTGTTTCATAACTAAGCCAAGTTAAACACTCTAACAGACTCAAGTTTGTAATACTTTCTAATTTACTAATGTCCTCTCCACACAATCTGTGCATCACTCCGAACCAACCCCATTTGCTTGCAAAGTCTTCACTAGCTACTGCGTCTTCGTTTCCTTCAGCCGCTCCATCAAATATAATGGCAAAATCTCTGACAATACCTTCCCTAAAGTGTAAAAAAAAACCAATGCACTTTGCACTTGTTCCGCTGACATCTGTTTCATCTCCTCTGCTCTGAGCCGTATATCTCCATCATAAGCGTCTATGATATATATGTCGTTCTTCTTTAATTTGACAGGACGATAGAGGACGCTCATCAATTCTGGAAGTTGTTTATCTATTCCGTTCTTAATGAACTGCTCAATGTCAGCGTATTCTCCTAAACTAATACTATCTAAGTCAGGGTGGAATCCGTATTCAACATCATTAATCTCTATTATCCTTTTAAGCTTTGTATCTTGCTTTGCTTGAAGTTCTCCTACCTTACTCATTATAACTGCAACATCTGACAAGGATAGTTCCTTAATTAACTTCTTAGGAATGTCTGATAGTGCTGCTAATGTTTCTGTAGCTTCTTCAGTCTTAGTACCTGTTTCAAAATCGATTAAAGAAAGCCAAGTTTCTAAAGTAACATCTGACCAACTATTAATAAGTTTGAACTCTTTTACTTTGCCTTCTTTTTTAATTTTAACTTTCATACACTATATAATAGAAATTTGTTGATTCTAGTTTAACGATTTTTTTACTGAACGAAATATCTTCCTGCGTTTGGATTATCTAGGTGGTAAATGACGTTGTACCTTATTCCGTCAATTGCGTGGTTGTAGTTATCTACATAAAGCTTAGAGCCTTTATCTGCGTATATATAATTATTCAGCTCCTTGGCTATGTTAGTAGATTCAGGAGTTATGATAAGTTCATAGTCTTGCATACGAGTTATACCACTTTCAATAGTTCCTTTTTTAACAGGCTTGATGTTTACTCCTAAGTGTCTTAAATCAGCTATCAGTCTTGGTTCAGCACTATCAGCTATTATCAGGCTTTGCCCTACTTTATCTAAAACGATTTGTGCAAGTTCATTTGACTTCAATCCATTTCTGTAAATATGCTCTTTAATATATATCTTTCTTTTCTTCTTATCAATAGCTACTTCTGTAAGACTATCAGGGTCTACACTAAAACCAAAGTCCATTCCACAAGAAGTTTGAAGTCCATCAGGATTAAATTCTCCTATACTCCAATTGTCAAACACTACTCCTTCTGCCTTGTCTAACCAACCTCCTAAGATTTTATGCGTGTACTTTTTAAAGTTAGTATGCTTTATGCTCTTAATACGCTCTAGGAAGCTCTCTGAGAGATTTACTATATTATCTAGGTAAGTGCTATGGATATAACATACATTGTCTTTAACGCCATTAAAACCACCTTCAACACCTTTCTCCTCAAAGAACCTGTTGTATATCCAATGTTCTTTAGTTACAGGATTTAATATAAGTATGATTCTATTATGTATATTCTTTTCCCTTATACTTAGGTCAATAGTATCAAAGATGTTTTCATCTACAAGTTCTTCAGCTTCATCTAATACCCAAGTGCTTATTCCTTGTAATGACTTTAGACTTGCAGTCTGATTTCCAGCTGAGGTCCTGATTCCTCTAAATAATATATCTGAATTGTTCTTTGTATTAAGGACTTCTTGCTTATTAATGCTAAAGACTTCATCAAATCCTAGCAGCCCTATCTTTTCTAGGAACTCAGGAATGATTGACAAATGAGCTGATACCATTGTATAACGAGTAAAGAGTATTCTTATCCCTTTAGTCATAGTCAGCAAAGTAAGAAAGACTGTAACTGCAAAAGACTTTCCTGAACCCCTACCTCCTGTTATAATAAAGTATCTAGCATCAGAATCAAATAATGGATTGTATTTCTTATTTAGTATCAGTGTCTACAAATGTTATTACAGGCATATTGATAACCTTATCCCCTGATGTTATGTCTAACTCAGACTTCTCTACGTACCCTCTACGCTTTCCTTTTGTTTTTAAGAAGAAGATTGTTGCTGAAGTTGAACCATCTCCAATTTGCTTATGTAGTTGGCTTTCCCCAAAGTCTAATGCTATGTTTTCAATATCCTTTACTGCTTCTGCAAACTTCTCATCTTCATTAAGCCATTTGTAGTATGTTGAACGTGGAACATCTGCTGACTTACAAGCAACTGTTACAACTCCCAATGAGCTTTCTAAAGCTTTCAAGATGCTTTCCTTTTTTATGTGTCTACTTTCGTCCATACTATATTCCTTTAAATGCTTTCAATGGATAGAATATTAAGCTGTTTCTATACCCATCATCTGCTATTGGTTTGATTGGTGTTACTCCGTGTACGTTCTTCCAAGCAGGGTACACTAACATTGAATTGTCTGCTTGTTCAAACGTTGCATTATAGTCAGGAACATTTAAGCATCCTCCATTAGCGTTGTTTCTTTTAGTGAGGATTATGTTTACTGTACCTACAATGTTTCCTGTATCTCTGTGAAATGGTGCTGATATGTTAAAGTTAGATATACTACCTGTGTACATTGTTCCAAACTTCCATTCATCTTTTATGTCTTCAAGTAATTCTAATTGCCTTTCATATATGTGAGGTGTAAGTTGCTTTACGATTTGCTCTGCTTCTAAACAAGCTCCCCACATTGCTTTTACAAATGTCTGTGCGGTTTCAACTCTATGTACTGATGATATGTTTGGGTAAGGTCTACGCATTACAGGTCTTGGAGGAATAGAACCAAGTATTGTGCTATATTGACTTACACCTATTTTCCTTGCTTCTTTTCTTGTCATTCCTGTTTTACTTAACTGTACTGTACTCATTCTATCTAGTATTGTCTTTGGTACATTATCACTCCTGAACTCTTTGTTGGCTACTGCTATTAAAAGGCTCAACCTTTCGCTATACTCCTTTACATCCCTAATGTAAAAGCCTACAATCTCACCATCAAGTTCTAACAAGCAATCTTCTTTAATGTTTGGTTCATAGTAAGGACAGTCTTTACCTATTTTTTTATTGTGTTCTACTTGCTCTAGCTTTAGTGTCTTCATATTAGTATTTCGTTTTTTCGTTTAGAGTTTAGTCTTACCTTATCTCCCCACTTTGATTTAAGTATCATTATGTTTTTCTGTTCTTCTTTATCATCTCTCACATCAACTGCTCCACCTTTGTTAGAGTAATGCTCAAAAGTAAATAGATATTTTTGATACCTTATTACATCTCCTCTTTCTTTATGTTGAAGCGTATAGTCGTAGTCTTCTTTCAATGTAAGTTGCTCATCAAATCTTAGGTCGTTTGGTTTTATAAATAACATATCTCCAATACAGAAAGTATTTACACTTACTAACTTGTTAGCAAAGAAGTAATTATCTGTTGGTGGTATTCCTAATAGCTTTACTCCTTTTACATTGTTGAACTTAGAAACTATATCTTCAATAGCAAAATCAAGTTCTACTTTAGCAGGGCAACCAAAGTTCTTATTGACTACCACCTTTTTTATATCATCACTTAGTTGAACGCATATTCTTTTAAGTTTAAATGCGTGGTCTAGTGCAAAGTTCCTGCTCTGCATTAGGTTTCCTGTTTCATAAACATTCAAGCAGCCATTCTCCTTGTATAATTCTCCCTCTCCATTTTTAACACAAAATATGTATTTTCCTTTCTGTTCTTCATTGAATGGAAGTTTATCATATCTTCCTGCTGATATTACATATACATTATGCTTCATTCTTAAAAGCGTTTAATACAGTTAATCCTACATTCTTCCCTGCCTTTCTTGCTGTGTTTATTAGTAATACAGCTTCGTCATAATGCTCAGGTTCAAACTCTATTTGAATTGCTCTCTTTACTCCTGCTTCTTTTTCTGATAAAGTGCTACCCAAGTCTAAGTCATCTAATACAGAATAGTCTACCGCTTCTTCAGGTTGCCAAACATCCATTCCCCATTCACCTAGCTTTTCATTGTTCCATTCGTTTCCTAAAGCATCCCAATCCCATTCACCAAACCCTACATTATCCTTTACAATAAATTCTTCCTTCTGTTCTTCTGTCAATCCTTTAGCTATCTTTACAGGAACTTCTTTTAACCCTGCTGCTACACAAGCTTTGTAACGCATATTACCACCTAAGATAACATTGTTTTCGTCTAGGATTATAGGTCTTAACTCTAACATCTCAGGAAAGTCCTTTATAGACTTTACAAGTTTTTTAAATTTAGCTTCCTTGATTATTCTAGGATTGCTTTCGTTTGGTTTTAATTCGTTGATTTTTAGTTTCATAGTATATAATAGAAATTTGTTAGTTTTATTTTAATCAAAGGATTCATTGATTCCCCTTTCGCCTATTAGCTTTTCTTTTGCTCCTGCCCATAGGTTATCTCTGTTCTTACTTAGGCTTGGTTCTGTTCTTT